GATGGATGGTGTATTGAAGTAATTGATAATATAATTAATCTTTACGAAATACCAATGTTTGGCGGAGAACCTATTTTAATAAAATCAAATTGTGCTTCTATTTTAGAAGCAATAGAATTAGGTAATTCATTAACATAATTAATATTTAAAAAACAATAGTATTACCAGTCATTTTGCTATCAATGTTGCCAGTTAAATCCCTTTTATATTTATCATAGGACGCGGTATCTCGATGCCCTGTTAATTGCATTACCTCAATATCTTTATAGCCAGCATTAAGTAAATGGACTACTCTGGTATGCTTAAAACCGTATAAGGTAAATGAATCATCTAAACCTAAATCCTTTCTTAATCCCCGAAATACTCTGGAAAAATAGTTTTCGGAATGTTGATAGTTTGCAACTAATCCATTACCTCCAATAACATAATCGCTTAGAGAATGATTTTGCAAGTCTAATTTGTTTAGCATTTCAAATAACTCATTACAAATTGGCACCGACCTAAATCCTGTTTTGCCAATTATCCTAATTACTCTACTTTGCAAATCAATGTTTTCGATTTTCAAGTTCCTGATTTCATCAGGTCGCATACATGAGTAATAAATAAACTTAGCGTAAAATAGGAGTGAGGGAGTTTGGTCCATTGCCTTTTTAACTATCTCAAAGATGTTATTCGTGAAATATTTATGCTTTAAAATCTTTGACGTTTTCTTTTCAAGTTCCGTATCGTTACCGAAATTGAATGAATTAAAGTTAACCCAGCCTCTTGGTTTCGCTTCAAACCATTTTAATAACGTTACTAAAAATCTAATATGATTGTTATAAGTTGTGGCTCCAATCTCATAATTTGATTCAATATATTTCATCAAAGCAATTATAAAATCATCATTTAGATTTGATACCAGTATATCCGCTTGCTTTGTATCAATTAAATAAGCTTCTATTTTACTAATATATGATAGGTAGGATTGAATTGTTGATTTAGATCGTTCTTTACTTTCTTTTTGTTTGATGAAATCTGATAACGCATTAGTTAGCTTGGGAGTATTGTTTTTATTTGATTGAGCATTTTCTTCATCAGTATATTTTTTAACAACCAAATGAGAAAATGGATTAAACCCAGCTTCTAATTGTTCCTTAACATCTTTTAGCAAATGATTTGCAAACTTTTCTTTCTCATCTCCTTTTAGGTAATTTAATCCTTCATAGACTTTAAACCTGATAAACTCTTTGGGTCCATACATTTCCCATAATTCAGGTGGAACCCTAAAATAGTATTGGACAAACCATTTATCAGAGTAGCGTTTAATTTGTAGGTTTTTAAAATTTATTTTAGACATTCTGAAAGTCCCTTTTTTGTCCCTTTTTTGTCCCTTAACTAAAAAACCGCCCTTGCGAGGCGGTTTTAAAGGTTCTGCGGAGAGTGGGGGATTCGGGTTTATTCCTTTAAACGGCTTTTTTAGCATTATGAAAGCGTTTTTACTTATGATTTAAGCCTATTTTTGTCCCTATTCTGTCCCTATTCTGTCCCTTTATTGATTGCTTTTTTTACAAATCGTTCTCCAAAGTTTGATTTGTTTTCAGCTATGTTTATGAACATTCTGGTAAGATACTTAACCTGGTTTTCTAAAACTTCAATCCTGATTTTAGTTTCCGTTGTATCGGTTATTAAACTTTTCGGATCAGGGTTTCTCTTTTCAGATTCTTCGCCTGTTAAAATCCAATTAAGGTTGTAGCCTAATTTATACATGAATGCTAAATACTCATTATTCATGACTGTTAATCCTTCAACCTCATATCGTTGCAGACTTGAAACGGATAAGCCTGTTCTTTCAGCAAGTTCTTCTAAGGTTAATTTCTCTTTTTTTCTCAAGTATCTCAACCTTCCATTGATGCTACTTAAATTTTCTTTAATAGATTTTCTTTTCATAATGCTTTTGATGTTATCTGTTATTTTCTTTAATGTAGTTTTGACATTTATTTTCTTTACCTTGTAGATGGATAGTTACGCACTTTAGCCTACCTCTCTGGTATTTGGTTTAACTGCTTCGTAATGATTTAATTTTTCTTCTAACTTTTGAATCTTATCTGTTAATGCGCTTAAAATGATTTGGTAATTCTGATCTTTCATGATGTTAGTTTTTTGAGGTTGTATATTAGGTTGGTTTGGTTCTTCTTTAATTATATTGTATCTCTTAGGTCTTTTAGTTACTTCTATATCTAATTGCAATTTTTGTTTAATTGTATTTGCAAGTCTTGGGCTAACTCCAATTATGCCATTAATAACTTTACTTAAATTACCAGTATCATAACCTAAAATATTAGCTAGTTCAGCTAAATTAAGATGATTCTCTAAAATGTATTTATCTAAAATGTGCATTAATGTTAACTTGTTAAAAACTTTATTGTAAATAAATTAGTAAATATTGCATTGTATTTAGTATATTTGCTTTATACAATTACTATACAAATATATAAATAAAACCATTAAATCAAATAAAATGTATAAAAAAGCTAAAGAAGCGGCTCCGGATCGGCCACAAATATCAAAAACAATTAAAAACATGCCAATTGATATATGTGTATGTGTTGTTTTTGACTTAAATAATGTAAAACCTAGTACAGTTTACAATACAATAAGCAGATTAAAAAAAGAATCAAAGCAAACTATTTCTTACACAACATCTTATTCAGCTAGTAAAAATCAATTAAGGGTTTGGAGATTAAAATAGTTGAAAAAAAATTTGTAAAATAAATTGCATTGTAATTTGTATATATTGTATATAAGTTATATATTTGATAACTCTTAAACTAATAAGATGTATGCCGCTAAAATTAGCCTACTTAAACAAAAAGAAACCAATAGAAAAAAGCAAATATGAACCGAATTATAAACAAGAAGCAAAATTGGCTTGGGAAAAGCACAAAGCGGAAACAGAACCCGGAAACAGAGTAGATGAAGAAACTTATCGGGCAGTTTACGAAAAGCATCTAAGAAAATTTTACGAATAAAAATATCATGAAAAGTAAAGAAGAAATATTAGAACAAGCAGAACGCCATCTTCAAGAAAACATTGGAGCTTGTATGGGGCAACAGGAAGAAGGATTAGTAATTCATTCTTTTGTACTTGGCGCAAACTGGGCGCAAGAACAGGATAATTGGATTCAATGCCATCATAAGAATGTTTTACCTGAAGGGAATTATAATCTTTTGCTTAAAATAAAAACGATTGAAACTATTAGACTTTTTAGAGCGGGCAAGGGTGGCAACGAGATCCCTTATTTTCATGCAATAGCTTATAATAAAATACCATCTATAAAATAAAAAAGCCCTGCTGAAACAAGGCTCTAAAACTTAAAGCAAATTAAATTTTACAAAACATGGCAAAAGTACAGAAAAACATCGACAAGCTAAGAAGCCTAATACATAGGGCTGATTACAACGCTAAGAACATCCTAAATGATGGATTAGAATTTAGATCACCTTTTGATTCAGTTATTGAATTACTGGTTTTCTTACCAGAGGATGACGATTCAATAGCCTTTGAAATTTGCAGATACGATTTAGAAAAAATCTGCATGAGCAATGGCATGGATGAAATGGACACGGTAAAACATACTGATGATTTATTTGAGTTTTTAATTTATCAGGCTACCAGATTTGAAATTGAAGACATCAAAAAAGAGTGTATTGAATTAATGGTTTCATCAATATTAGAATTAGCATAATGAGAAATTTAGAAAAGTTCAGACAAGAATTGATTAATAGGATTGAGCATTTAGAAACAATGGTAAAAGAATATCCTAAGTCTTTCTATTATGATGGATGCTTAACAGAAGCAAAGTATCAAAGAGATGTTTTTTTTCTTTATGCACCTAAAGAAAGTGAGGTTGAACATGCTTAGGGAGATAAAATTTAGAGTGTGGGACGGGGAAAACATGTTTTTAAGTCCAACAGAGATAGGTCATTTAGGAAGTTGGTTTGACGCTCATTATCCTGGTTCATTAGCAAAACCTGAATTAAAGTCATTAATGCAATTCACAGGCTTAAAGGATAAAAAGCGTACAAAAGAGTTTCCAAATGGTCAAGATATTTATGAAGGGGATGTTTGGAAATATACATCAACCGAATTGGTAAATATTTCAACAGGAAAAAAATCTAAACATAACGGTTTCAGAATTGGAACTATTGAGTTTTTGGGCGGAAAATTTGTTGAAATAATAAGGTTGCAAGAAAATTCTTTTTTTGGTGAATTACCCAATATTGGAAATATTTATGTAAAGAAAAACATTGCAGAACATATTGAAATAATCGGCAACATTTACGAAAACCCTGAACTATTAAGCAAGGAGGTGCCAAATGCTTAGGGAGATATTCCAAAACTTAAAAGGTGATTTAATCCCAAAGGGGATAAGAGCAACCATAATACCAGAGGAAATAACACCAGTAATTCAGGCTTTTTTAAACGCTAAATCTCAATTAATGGTTGAAGTTCCTGAGCATAGGAAATCAAATAAGTTTCACTTAAACACTTTAAAAGTTGCATTATGAAAGTAGAACTAAAGCACATTGTAGGTTATTTGCCTTATGGGTTGAAAATGCAAAGATTTGATGATCATATTGTAAATATCACAGAATTAATATACAGCTTACCTTGCGCATTATTAACCAATTTTAAACCAATCCTTCACCCACTATCAGATTTAACAAAAGAGTTTGAAGTTAATGGAGAAAAGTTTGTGCCTAAAGAGTGGCTAAATGTAAATTTACATAATACTCCTAATTTTCATCACCTATTTAGTGAGCCTCATATTTGGAAATATTATCAAAATAACATCCTCAAGTCAAATGTAGAATATTGCATAATAGAAAAGCTTTACGAATGGCATTTTGACATTCACTCACTTATTGATGATGGTTTGGCTATTGATATAAACGACTTAAAATCATGAAAGTACACAACCACATCGACAACGAGTTTCAAGGCAAAACTCCACAGCAAATAGAAGATAGTTTCAGGTGGGCTAAGTATTGCCTAATTGCCTTAACTATTTTAAGTATCGGTTTATTTATTAATTATTTAATTCAATCATAAAATCATGGAAAATAACCAATTATCAACAATCAAAGTAATGCCAGTAAATGACATTATGATTATGGCTAAAACTTTTGCAGAAAGCGGAATGTTTACGGATGCCAAACAAATGGGACAAGCATTTGTAAAAATACAAGCAGGTCAAGAAATTGGCATCCCTCCTTTTGCAGCAATGTCCGGCATTCATATAATACAAGGCAAGCCAACAATAGGAGCCGGGTTAATTGCATCAACCGTTAAAGGTTCCGGCAAGTACGATTACAAAGTTATCAAGTTAGATGATAAAATTTGTTCTTTAGATTTCTATCAAGGAAAAGAAAACATAGGTAATTCTACATTTACTATTGACGATGCTAAAAAAGCACTCACTAAAAATATAGATAAGTTTCCTAAAAACATGCTATTTGCTAGGGCGATAAGCAATGGTGTTAAATGGTTTTGTCCTGATGTATTTGCTGGGCCTATTTACACTCCAGAAGAAATGCCAGAAGAAACAACTGAAGATGTTCCACACGTAGAAGTAACTACAAATGAAATCAACTATGAAGATGCTTTAAATTCTTGTAATTCATTAGATGAGCTAAAAGAGGTGTTTAAATCAATGCCAAAAGTAAAGCAGGTTGAGTTTAAAGATTTAACAAGTGAATTAAAAGAAGGTTTTGCTGTTTTAGAAATGGGGGTTGAAAATGTCTAAGATAACAGGAAACGAACATGCGATGCCTATAGTGAAATCAAGAGCCGACTATGATAATTACACTATGAAAACTATAACTAAAGTTTTTAGTGAGGGGGGTTTAACCATAAGACAACAATTTGCAATGGCTGCAATGCAGGGGTTGTTATGGACTGAATGTAAAGCAGATGAATGTGCAGAAAAATCTGTTGAATATGCAGATGCCTTAATTAAAGAATTAAATAAAGTTAAGGAGGTTGAAAATGTCTAAAGAACTATTTTTTGAATTTCGGGCAGAGGAAATCGCCTACATGTATGATGAGAATTTCAGTAAAAAACAAGCTATCCAAACCGGGATAGCTTTAGCCAACAAGGTTTTAGATGATGGATTAATTGATCCTTTTAAAGTATTCTCAAATGTATGTCGTTTAAAGGAAGTGATAACGGCTGCCGATAAAGAGTTTAGGGATAAGCTTGATGTTATAGAAAAAAGAAGCGTTAACGGAGTAGAATTTACATCTATTGCAGGGCGTGAATCTTTAAATTATGATGAAGATAGCTTATACAATGACCTTAAAGAAAAACTAGAGAAACGCAAAGAAGAACTAGATAGAGCTAAAAGTTCTAAAAGTATTGAATTTGACATTCATGGATGCGAACTACCAAAATTAACATCAAAATTCACAAAATCATCAATTAAACTTAATTACTAAAAACAATGGCAATTTTATTAAATGGCAGTTTATGCCTAACAGACTTGATTAATCAGGCTAAAAATCAACATTCGGCTTTTACTAAAGCTAAGAATGGTAAAATATATTTCAACTTTACTCAATGGGTAAATGATGAAGCTGATGAATATGGAAACGTATCTTCTGTACAGCTTAATAGCACCAAAGAAAAGAAAGAAGCTGAAGGTAAGGTTTATGTTGGTAACGCTAAGAAAGCGGAAGCTAAAGCACCAGAACCAGTAACGGCTGATGATTTAGCAGGTATTGACGATTTGGATGAATTGCCTTTCTAGTATTTAACCGCCCTGATTAATTTCGGGGCTTTATTTTAACTTATGACCACAACAGAACATCAAGAAATCCTAGTTAGTTACATAAACGCCTTGCCTATTGATAGCAACAGATATTTAATAGCTAAGCAGTTAATGAAGGATTTAGAAGCTCAAAAAAATATGGTTGATATTAAGCCTAAATTTAGCAGTAGCCCTTTAAGATGTAAGCATAAAACAAGAACCTTTGATTCTATACGAGCCGCAGCTTATTGTTTAGGCATTAATAATTCAAACTTGAAAAGAGATATTATTAGTGACACTAACTTTTACGGTGTTTATTTAATTTAATTTCCCACATTTAAATAACTTTAATTAAAATGAAAAGAGTAATAAATTTTAGCGGAGGCAAAACAAGTGCTTTAATGACTATTTTATTAAAGCCCACTTCTGATGATATTGTTTTGTTTACTGATACTGGCAGGGAGCATCCTTTGACTTATAAATTTATTGATGACTTTGAAATTAATGAAGGTATAAAGGTTACTAAAATATCTTATGCGGGTGGTTACAAAGCAATGGTTAAGAAAAGCAATTTTTTACCTAACCAACAAATGAGAATTTGCACAATAGAACTTAAAATAAAAACAGCTAAAAGGTATTTAAGAAGCATTGGTATTCAAAGTTTTGAATCTTATATTGGATTTAGAGCTGATGAAGAAAGAAGGGTAAATGGTTATAAGCAATATTATAAAAAAGTTAAGCCTAAATTTCCATTGTTTAATATGAATATAAAAAAAGAAGATGTTGAACAATACTGGTCAATTAAAAAATATACATTAAACGTACCTTCTATTTTAGGTAATTGTGATTTATGTTTCCTAAAAGGCAAAGCTGCAATAATAACTATTCTACAACATTATCCTGAATTAGCTGATAAATGGATTGCAGATGAAGAAACTATTGGAGGAACTTATTTTAAAGATTATTCATATAAACAGCTTTTAAATATCGCAAATAGGCAATTAACTTTATTTGATTTAAAAGATCAGATGCCAGCCTATAATTGCTCTTGTACTTCTTAACAAATCCCACATTTAAATAACAATACATTAGTGAGCATCAACCCGAGACAAAAGTTTAAGATAATTGATACAGGAATGATTTTTAACGTGTCTAGGGAGCTTTATCCGAAAATTGAGATAACGTTCATTGAAAGTAAAAAGAGGCAAATTATAGAGGCTAAACGCTTTGACATGGCTTTACAAAACGGTAAGATAAAAAAGCTTACCGCAAAGGCTAAACCAAAGACTACTATTACTAATGACTTCTTTATCAAGTACAGAATTGAAAGGGAGTTGTGCTATTTGAATGAGGGCAAAGACAATATTTACGAACAATTAATAAAAGAATTGAAATGAAAACTATGAACATACTTGCATTAGATCAGGCATCAAACTGCGGTTGGTGTACTAAAACCGCTTCTGGCGTTTGGGATTTCAACACCAGAAAAGACGAATCTTCAGGAATGAAAATGATTCGATTTAAATCTAAATTAAAAGAGGTTTGCACATTAGAAGAAATAAACTTAGTTGTTTATGAACGCGTGGCAGGTTTCCATAAAAATAGCATTATTCATGCAGCTAAGATGGTGGCTATCATTGAAAGTTACTGCGAAGAAAATGGGATTGCTTACAAAGCAGTTTCAGCAACAGAGGTAAAGAAATATGCAACTGGCAAAGGAAACGCCAACAAAGATAAAATGATTGAAGCTGCGCAATCTAAATTAGGTTATTTAGGCAATAATGATAATGAAGCTGATGCAATGTGGATTTATCAACTTGTTTTAAATGAATTAAATTTATAATTTATTCCCATATTTAAACAAGTTTACTTATATTAGCAGAGTATTAAAAGCGTTATTGCAGAGCGTTAAAAAAAAGACATTTAAACCCATTAGCTGGCGGAACTGCAATTTCCAAAAGCTCAATGGGTTTTTTATTAACTACTAAATATTAAATATGATTTACGAAAAAATGCCATTCGGCAAGTACAGCGGTGTGCTTTTAACAGAAATACCTTCAAACTATTTAATTCATTCTTTGGAATCTTTTGAATTAGAAGTTGAATTAAGTGAATGTATTAAAGATGAAATCTTTAAAAGATTATCTATTGAAAATGATAATACCAAATTATCAATTATTTATAATTTCTTGATGCAAAAGTACAATATCGTTTATGATGATGGTACTAATCAAGCCTGTAATGCAATAGAAGAATTTTATTCACTTATTCAATCTTCTTAAGCATGTCTAGAACGCAAAGAAATAATGTAGACTATTTCCCTCATTCCGTAAATCATGGGAAAAAGATGTTCTATTTAAGAGGTAAGTATGGAAATAATGCTTATGCAGTTTGGTTTATGCTTCTTGAAGAACTCGGTAAAGCTGATTATCATTACTTAGACCTTAAAGATCCTGTTGAAATAATGTATCTATCATCGTCTTTTATGGTTGATGAAGTTATGCTAATTGAAATCATTTCAACACTCGTTTCGTTTGGAGAATTTAACCAAGAATTATGGGAGGCTTATAATGTTTTATACAATGAAAAGTTTGTTAAAAACATTGAAGATGCTTATCGTAAAAGAAATAATGAGTGCATCGACATAGATGGAATACGGCGCCTTTTAGCTTCAAAGGGGCGGAGTATTGAGCCAAAAGGGCGGAGTAATGGGGAAAAGTTCCGCCTTAAAGGTGCCGAGAATACACAAAGTAAACTAAAGGAAAGTAAAGAAGATAATACTAAAGAAAATAACTTTGATTTATTTTGGAATTTGTATCCTAAAAAAGTAGCAAAAGCGGAGTGTGAAAAAGCATTCAATAAACTATCTTCTGAAGAACAAAAAAAGATATTAGAAACCGTTGAAGATTTCGCTAACTACAAACCTTTTGATACTTACAATCACCCAAATCCAAAAACTTACTTAAATCAAAGGAGATGGGATGATGTGATTGAAAAAGTAAAAACTATTTCTTTACCTCAACATGGATACATAGCGCCATGAGTTTAAAGGCTATAAGCCAAAACGATATTCAAAATAGTTTATTAGACTATTTAGAACATGGAGGGCGCCCAGGCGTAAAGCTTGGTTTTGAATCATTAAATGAATTTTACTCTCATAAAGCTGGTGGTGTAACCGATTGGACTGGATTTCCTGCAAGCGGAAAAACATACTTTGCTCTAGAGATAGCAATGGGATTAAGCGAAAAGTACGGCACTAGGCATGGGCTTTATGTTCCGGATTTAGGTTCTGATAACGAAGTGCTTCAAAAGCTAGTGAAGATGAAAACAGGAAAAGACTTTAGCAATAAGTATCAAAACAAAATAGAAAGCCATGAGCTTATAAAGGTTCTTCCTTGGATAATGCACCACTTTGTTATTTTTAAGAAAAGTGATATTAAGGGAGGTGTTACTCCTTTAAACTTTTGGGAAACTATTTGCAGTTATAAAGATGATGCTGGAATTGTTAATACTGGCATTGCTGACAGTTGGAAAAACTTTAAGCATATTTATTCAGGTCGTGAAGATTCTTATTTAGATGAAGTTTTAAGCATTAGAAACGAAATGGCAGAATCTTACCAAAAGCATTTTCACACTATTGCACACGCTGTTAAGACAGAATTAAACGATCATCAAAAAGGTTCTGGTAAAAGACGAGTACCTAATGCTTGGGACATAAAGGGTGGTGGTTCTTGGTTTGCTAATGGTAAAACAATTATAACGGCCGACTGGCCAGACAAGACCGATAACTTTATCAATCTTCACATTGGAAAAGTAAAGCCAGAAGACGTTGGCGTAATAGGTAGTGTTATTGGTTTAATATGCTTAGATGTTAAGCGGGGCAGATATTACGAATTCGTTGATGGTAAAAAATGCTATGCTTTTGATTTTGAAAATGTGGTAAAAATAAATTTTAATGATGAAAGGCAAGATTATAAAAGCGAAATATTTTTATGAGTTACATAAGCCAAAGCAAAGCTATTGAAGATAATTTTCAATCACAAATAAATGCTGATATGCAAATCATGGCCGGATGGATTGAAGATACTTTGCAACCCGCTGTTGATATTCTAAAAGTTAAGACTGGATTAATAGCTCTTTTAAAAGACGTTTTAAAGTTTGAAGCTAAAACAGGTGCAACAGAGAAATCAAGTGATAGAAAATTGTTTTTGCAATCATTGATTGAATCTTCTACAAGGATAGACAATATAGCGACACAGAACAATACTTTTCAGTTATTGGTAAAATATACCGTTGATGAAAACAAATCGCTTAGACGCGATATAAACACCCTTAAAAACCAAATAGAAAATTTAAATAAAGAATTATGAAAAACAAAGAACTACAAGAGCAAGTTTTGCAATGGGCAAATGACAAAGGAATTTTAAAACCAGAAAACGCTTTAAAGCAATTCGCTAAGTTTATAAGCGAAGCAGGTGAATTAGGTGATGCTATCATCAAAGATGAACAGGATAATATAATTGACGCTTTAGGTGATGTACAAGTGACAATAATTATCTTAGCTAAACAATTAGGCTTAGATTATAATCATTGCTTAGAAACGGCTTATAACGTGATTAAGAACAGGACTGGAGTTACAAAAAACGGTACGTTTATTAAAGATTAGTAAAATGAAAGAATTTAAAACAAGTAAAGGGAGTTTTTTGGCAGTTAAAGTTCCTGAAAAGGCAAGCGATTTTTATGTTTTTAATGATAAATATGATCCATATCTTTTTTATAAGATAAAGCATGAAACAGGTAGAATACATTTAGATTATGCTAAATATTCAATCATAGGCTTACTTTCTGAAATAACAGAGGAACAGGCTAAAGAGGTGGTTGATAAAGAAATGATGAAAACGTTTATTGACTATACTCAAAGTAAAGTAGTTGACACTTATTGCCTGTATTCTGCTTTAGAATCATTTAACTCACTAATGCAAGCTAATGAGATTGATTTAAATGGTAACTGGTTAATCCTTAAAAAAGAATCATGAAAAAGTACGAATTTAGAATTAAGCCAATTGATTTGATAAGATTTTATCCGCAATTTAAAGATAAAGTAAATATTTTAGGAATAAATTTTATTGTTTGGAGATATATACCAGATTCAATATTTAGTGGAGTTAAATCAATTAAAAAAATGCCATGGATTTATTTACCTTATACAACGTCTCATTGTTATAAAAGCTTCTTTAAACTAAGTCATGCGGTTTATTGGTGTGGGAAAAATATACAATTAGATAATTATTTACAAGAATACTTTAATGAATTTAACCAGAGAACATCAAATTATTATTTATGAAAACTACAAGAGAAGAGTATATGACCGCCAAAAAATTGGTATCAGATTACGAAAGTTGCAGGTATGCTGAATTTGTAATTAAAAGAGAGGCTTTCAGAAAAGATTTAGAAGTAATGTTCTTAACTAATGATAAGCTAACCATAAAAGAGTTTAAATTAGATTTTGATGAAAACTACATAACACCAATAAATCCTAATCTATTTGACGCTTATAGCGGAGAGCTAGATGGAGAGATAGCAATGTTAGGTAAAAAGCATGGAGTAACTTATGTCATGCATGAGTGGGCTTATTGCGATAGGTAGTTATGCATGGGAAGAGAACGTCGTAAAAACTTAGAAAACAACCTAAAGAATATGAAAACAGAAATCGTTGGCGAACTTACGCAAGAGAAAGAAATTGAAAAAACTGATTGCACTTTTATTTGTGATAATTGTAGAGACATAAGTGGTTTTTATCTCGGAACAACTTGCCCTAAATGTAAAAGATCATTCAGAGATGTTAAATCCAATAACAATAAAGTTTAGCAATGAGTAAGATGAAAACAGAAATCAAAGTAGGTGACACTTTTAGAGTGTTTGAGGTGGTTAATCCAATGTTTGAATCAGAAGATAAATTTATTGGAAAACAATCTTTAGAAAGGAAAAGTGTATTAAGACTCAATTATTTATTTATAAGCGATAATATTTGGGATATTAAACACGAATTAAAACAAGTAGGAACGATTAGAATTAAAAGTTTAAAGGATAAGTAAGATGACAGCACAAGAAGCTAACGACATAGCAAAAGCAAAGAATATATCTATTTTTTATGAATGTTTAGATAAGATAATGGAAAATATTAAACATCATTCTAAGCATGGTTATTTTGAGTTAACATGTTGGGATAAATTAAATGATGATGTTAAAAAGCATTTATTAGAATTAGATTATGGACTTGAAAATCCAGAAGAAGGCTGTACAATAATAAGCTGGAGGCTGTAAATGAATCCAATAGATAAAACATGGGTGTACTTAGAGAAACTCCCCAAACATAAATGGATTGCTTTGGCTGAACTGAAGCTGAATGACCGGGCTAAGTTTATTGAGCTTGTTAAACATTGCATTGACTTACACTATCAATGTTACTTCAATGATGACTACACCTCAATAAAAATATTAGATAAATTTCCCGTTTTTAAATAAGTTTACTTTATATTTGTTTTATACTGATTAAATACTAAAGTAGAATTATGTAGCATGGCAGCGCCCAAGGGTCAAGAAAAAAAAGGTGGTCGAGTAAAAGGTACTCCAAATAAAGAAACTCAATCAATAAGAGATTCATTTAAGTTGTTGGTAGAGAATAATTTACAAACACTACAAGAGGATTTTGATAAATTAAACGAGGCTGAAAGAATAAAATATACTATTGAATTAGCTAAGTTTTGCTTACCTACTTTAAAAGCTATTGAAATGAGTGGAGAAATTAACACAACTCAAAGACAACCTATTGTATTTATTGAAAAGTAATGCCAGAGTTTTCTAATAAATATTTACCATTATTTAAGTTATTAAACGGAGCTCATCCAAAAGTAGATACCGTTCTTATTTCGGGTGGGCGTGATTCAGGTAAAACATTTGCAGTAACTTCTTTTGTGCCAATAGCAGCTGCAGACTTTAATCACAGAATATTATTTACAAGGCAAACAATGTCGAGTACCGACAGATCAATAACATTAGCTTTAGATAATAGGCTGGAATTATTAGGATTAGAACAGGATTTTGAGTTCGCTAATAATGATTACAAAACAAAACACAATAAAGGTTTAATTTCTATTACAGGTCAAAAGACAAGCGTAGGAACTCAAACGGCAAAGCTTAAATCATTAGAAGATTATTCAATGTTTATAACCGAAGAGGGCGAAGAGCTAACTGGTTATGAAGATTGGAAAAAAGTAAAGCGCTCAATAAGAGCACAAGATGTTCAAGCAATATCTATAATCGTTTTCAACCCACCTACTAAAGCGCATTGGATGTATGAGCAATGGTATAAATCTATACCAGATGGTTTTAATGGTGTTGTAGACAAGATTATGTACATTCACACTAACTACTTAGATAATGGCAAAGCTAACATGTCGCCATCTAATTGGGATGATTACGAAAGTTTGAGATTTTTATATAATCAGTATTTAGAAACTCAAAAAGATTTAAGAGCAGACCTATCAAAGAAAGTAATTAAGGGCTATAAAGAATATAAGAACATTGTTTTAGGAGCTTTTAGAGATACAGCCGAGGGAGTAGTATTTGATTATGAAATAGGGGAGTTTGTATCAAATGAATATGAAGATGTGTTTGGGATGGATGTTGGATATAATGACAGTACAGCGGTTGTTAAGGTATCCGTAGATAAAAAGCAAAAGAAAATATACTTAGATGAAGTCTTTTATAAGTCAAATCAAATCCCTGATACTATTGTTGAAGCGATTAAGCCAATAGTAGGCACTAAGCGTATCTGGTGCGATAACCAGGCTAAGATGTTTATAAAGGATTTGCAGAATAAAGGATTGAATATAAAGCCTTGCGAAAAGCCGAAGATTACGGATTCTATTCTTACAATTTTGAACTATGAAATAATAGTTACACCAACATCAAAGAATTTAATATTTGAATTAAACAATTATAAATGGGCTGATGGTAAAAAAGATGAGCCTATTGATGCTTTTAATCACGCAATAGATGCGTTTAGATACGCTGCAATAATTAAGATAGGTAGAAAAACACCAATGCCATTATGATAAAGAAAACTAAAATACCATTAGGGGATAGTTTCCAAAAAGAAACAAATCGCATTCATTTAAAAAGGTTATTTCCTTTTTTAAGTCAAGAGTTTAGGCAATTAAATAAGTCGGAATTAAACAAATTAGAAGTTTTGCATGAGCTATTCGGAAGCAAGGAAACAGATTTGGAAAAGCTTAAAGTTCTATTTAACTATCAGTCTATTTAAGATTGATGTTAGCTTTAAAACGGCTGGAAGGTTTATAGATTTAGAAACATACATTCAAGAACAAGATGATGAAGCGTTTATAAAAGCAACTGTTAAACCATGGTTATTTTGGGTTAAAGTTCCTGAAAAGGTTAAAGCTTATGCCATGGCTTTATACATGATTGAAGTAAATGAGATTAAAGAAGATGAAACTTTTACATGGATCTACAACCCTCCTCAATTTGTTGGCAATGGCAAGGTAACGCAAGGTAGTATTGAGCGTGAAGCATTTGCAAAGACGTACGGTGGGTATGTGGAAATGGTTTATTTGTGCTGCAATCAAGACCCGACAAAGTGGGAGGAGATTTTTAACTGGGAAACAAAGAAGTTTCTTTTTTTATCAGCTTATTTATTACGGAAAAAAATAGTAGAAGGACTAGATTAAATATTATGGCAAGACAATACAGAATACCAAACAGACCTTTATTAAATAATAAACTAAAGCCTATTGTTATTTTTCAAAATTACATAGATAATGAAGAAGATTCCATAAAAATAAGAAATATGATTAGTAAAGATTACTATGCTTTGTTTTTATCTATACCATATGAAGGTGTGGATATTAAAATTCTTAAATCATGAATGAGTTATCAACATTAACCAACTTTTTAATTAAGCAGTTTGAAGCTGATGATTTAGTCAATACCATTACGATGGTTCCGACTAAGCATATTGATAACAACAAAGAAAACATCTATCAATTAGTTAATATAGACTACATACAGAGCCAAATAATAGATAATTATATTATTGGAAGGTATCTAATCACAGCCGTTCAGCAACGAGATATTCAACCAAAAAAGTTAGATAGTAAATTAAGATTAGATATTAATTTGCCTGACAATCGTAATGAAACGTTAAGCGTAATTACTAGATTTATAAACCAATTCAATTCAAATCACTTTGAATATAACATAGATTTATTCAGTCAAACAACAATAACTGTTTTAGAAGATTGGAATAAAAACGGTTTAGATGGTCATCAAATTACTATTGAATTATCTATTCCAAATTTAGGATCGGGATGTTAAATATAAAATAATGAATAAAAATATTGTATTAATTGGCGGTGGTTGTGCTTCAATGACCGAAAGGGTTAAGATAATTATTAATGAAATGGCTAATGAACAAGTGAAGATTGTAAATAACTTTTCTCAACCTGAACCAATGTATCTAACAAATATACGCGTTCCAGATCTATCATTTTTTAATCCAATAATGAGCAGAAAAGAACGTAGAAAGCAGGAACGACAATTAAAGAAATGTTAGAAACTAAAGAAATACGAGCTATAGCCCAAAAGATAGTTGACATTTCAAAGTCAAGTGCCAGACGTGATACAGGATTTTTAAAGCGTTCCATTTCTTACACGGTTGAAGGTAACGTTTACATTTTTGTTGAAGTCTTTTATGGTCAATTTGGAACTAACTCAAAGTTAGAACAGAACGCTAAAAGGCTAATGCCGAGCGGTGTTAAGTGGCGAATGAGATACACCGATATTAACAGGAGCGTATTACAAGAAGGGTCTATTCAAACAGGTAGAAACTCATTAGGCAAGATATTCAACAATTTAAGACAAAGCACAACAGCGGTTACTAACTTAATTAATAGAATTAGAAGAAGTGGCGAAAAGGCGAAATAAAGAGCAAATCCAAGCAGATAAAATCATTAGGGCACAACTAATGGTTTTAGGTGAAAAGGTTTATGAGCAAGCTAAAGAGCAATCGAGGGTTGCGAAGGACTTATATTATCTTACTGATAGAGTTGGAACTAAAGGTAGTTTAAGAAAGGCAGGCGGAACGCTAAGAGATTCCGTAAACTTTAAGCCAATAAGCGATACTGTTCTTTTATTAGTACAAGTTAATTACGGAGCTTTTCAACAACCTAATGAATTGATAGAGGCTATTGATGATCATATTGATGAAACGACAAACTTTATAGTAAGTGAAATAATGGAACAAATGACAGCAGATTATGGTAGTAAGTAAGATAGTAATATTGCACACCGATAACATCCTTGCCAGGGATAGTTATATTATTGCTTACACCGATTCGATAACAGGTATTAGTGGATCTATTGGAGTTGATAATGGAGATTTGAATTTATCCCCTTTTGATTGGTGCCCTTTTTTTGTAACCAATGCTGTTTATTCAAATGCTTTATTTTCGACAAATATAGCCGGCTCAGGGGATAGCTTTTATTTCCAAGCATTAAATCCTAACATCGTTTTCACAGATTATTATGGCATAAGACAAGATGCTTTTGGCATTCCAATAGTTATAACAACCGGATTTACAAAAACAATATCAACAGTTACCGTTCCTGATGTTGCGCCAATACCAGAAGGTTTACCCATAATCAATAGAACGCCAATTGATGCTCAAACCAAAATTAAGTTTTGCAACAGTCCATTGTTTTTAAGGCATTCAATTACTGGATTAGAAACATCAATAACAGTAAGTCTATTCATTTGGACAGGCATAATTAAAAAGCCTTTATCATTAGCTAATATTACTTTAAAGAAATCCAAAGTAAGTAACTCGGATAATTACATATCAATTGAAATAAGCGACTTAATAAGACCCTATATCAATCCTAACTTTGCATATAACAGAGCAGCAAAGCCAGCTATAACAACGCAAGGTGTATTTCTTCAAGCGGTCATTGAAACTAATTTAGGTGTTAAAACCTTTACGAATACTAATTTTGTTACGCTCGGTTATAGATGGAACTATGAGCAAAATATTATAGGGGATAACGGAGTTCAAAATTACGGAGCCAGCGGATTTATAGAGACAGTTGAAAAATGGTACAACCCTAAAATACATAATTACTTCTTTCAGGATTTTGATTTTACAAAGACAGTTGATAACGCAACAAGTGAAAACATCGTTCGATACAACGCATTTACACCTACTAAATTAAGATGTACACAAGATCCAAGCTTAATTATTTTCATAAACAAATTAGGACTTTGGGAAACTTTCACGCCTCACGGTAAATTCACAGCATCAAGTAAGGTAACAAGGCAGGACACAAACGTAAGCCACAGAGACCCTTCGCAAGTTGATAATAGTTTCATTCATTCAAGAGTTAACAACGCCTTAGAAGTGAAGCAAAGCTATGTAATTAATACAGGGAGCCTGGAAGAGAACATGACATCTATTATTGAAGAGTTGATTTATTCGCCAAAGGTTTATTTAATTAGGTTTAAAGGAGATTTTGAATTAGTTACAACGGTTGGAATTACGATTGATAGCACATTAGTAACTATTGATAGCACATTAATCACAATCGACAGTCAAACGATTACAGCAGAGTATTTAGGAAGCTTTAAAACACACCAACAAATACCAGTTGTGATTACTGACGAAGATTATACCCGCAAAACAAGGGTGAACGATAAGATAGCTATTGATTATAACCTAAAGTTTGAAGAGACTAACAATAAAATTAACCAAATAAGGTAGAAATTATGGCAAAATTAGAAGTTGAATTATCTCAAATAGATGAACTAAAACAAATAACATCTAATGTAAATCAAATAGTTTCTCTTGTTAATATGAAAAGAGATATTGATGATAGTATTTCAAAACTTAGAAAAATCAAGCCTTGTACTTCTATTGATTATGATGTTATTAATGAAGATTTAGGATTAAATAAAAGTAGCCGAGTGGGTTATTTAATAGCTTGTTATATTATGGCTAAAGGCTTAAAATAAATCAGATTAGGTAGTTAGGTAAGTGAAAAAAAACAAAATGATATTTATAGCGATAATTTTTATATGGATGTTATTAGCTTTTGATTTAGAGTTTACATTAACTACTAAAAACAAAAGATATAAACTAAAATACAACGGTTTATTATGGGTGGGATTAGATTATTACACTATTATAAAATACAATAGTAATGATAAAGTAATGCCATGGGTTGAATTAAAAATTAGAAATAAGCATTTACGAATAATAAGATGATAACAGAGGTATTTGTTTCTTTAGATGGCTTAAATTATGAGCGTTTAGACTTAGAAAATGAGGAAAGTATACCTATGCGATACACTTTAAAGGACACGCAAGACATTTCTAAGATATTTAGCCCTTATTCTTTGGACTTTTCGTTTAGTGCAACCCCAAAAAACTTGATTAATTTGGGTTTTTTCGGTAATACAGAGGTGATAAAGCTCGAAGATTATCGTAAATTAAGGTGTAAAATCTATGTAAACAGCCTATTAAATCAAAATGGACTGCTAAAATTAGAGAATATAACCTACAAATTTGGCAAGCCTAGTGTAATTAGTGCAAGTTTCACTACCAATATGAACTCTTTACGTGATAGAATAGGGGATGATACACTAGATTTATTAGGAAATAAGATAGTAGGGTGGCTTCCAGTTGACGTTAAGAACTCATTGCAAGCAGTAACCAATACTGATATTGAAGGAGTGCCATTGAAATACTTCACGCCTTTAGCAAGTTTAAACAGGGTTTGGAATTACAATCAAAATGTAGTTGTATTGGATAACATAGTTTATGATCCGGCTAAATTACCAACTTCAAACAATGTAATTAAAGGATCGGAGCTTAGACCTGCTATCAGTCTATCAACTATCATAGAGCTGATTAAAAAGAAATATCAACTATTAATTACATCGCCTTTAGAGAATTTAAGCGAATACAAAGACGCTTATGTTTGGTGCATGAATGATAAAATAGTGGGTTTAAATACAACCTCTACTTTTGATTTAATTAATGGTTTATCAGTTTTTAAAGTAAGAAATGAAATAAGGGTTGAAGATATTCCACAGCCTAATAAGTATAGCGTAGCATCCAACACCTCAAACAACTCATTTAAAATAGTTAGGAATAATAATGATAGACCTTACGACACTTTTGTAACCATGACATTGGTGTTTGAAAACGTGGTTATCATGGATTCTCAAACATCGCCTTCAGTTAACATTTCATTAAATCGATTAGGTAGTGATGAAATATTTATAAGCGAAAGCTTTGAGATAATTAACGGCTCTGCTATCTGTCAAATTCAAATACCAGATATTTATCTAGTTTCAGATCAACTAGAATTTCAAGTTCAAACTAAATTTAACACCTCTGCTATTTGGACTAATTCAAAATTAGAATTTAGCTATAAATATTATACAATCACAGGTCTATTTAATCGCAGAACACAAGCGACCTTCTTTTATGATTCTAATGTAAATAATAACAACCTATCAATGGGGGGTGCTAGTATTAATTTAATAAAAGCATTGCCATCTATTAAAGTCATTGACTTTTTAACGTCGTATTTCAAGGCTTTTAATATTGCTGTTTTAGATGTTACTCCAGATGATGATAGTTTATATTGGTACACACCACAAGATATTTTAGCTAATAAAAAAGAGGCTATTTATGTAGCCGATATTGAAGAAGTACAAAAAACAGTACAAGATGATTTTAACTATTATATTTTTAAGCATGCTGATAGTAATTTCAAATCAAATGTAGATTATAAGACTGGTGCCGGGGTTGATTATGGTCAAACGAGTTTTCCAGAATTAAAGCCAAAAGAAGCGAAGGAGTTTAAGGTAGAAACTAATTTTACTTTAATACCTCCAGTTGGTTTATCAGGCTTAAACGATGTAAAAACTATGTACGGTTTTCAAAGCGGCCAGCCCGAAATATTAGAGACAGGCGAAGCGAGATACAACCCTAATTTTGGCGAGCTTGTTTTATTTTACTCACATGGCAATCAATCAATCAATGGTTCTTTAGGTGTTCAAAGCTCTTTGCTTTCGGGAGCTTTAACGAATGAGCCAATATCATCTTACATTAAGGTAATGCCTTTTACTTTAGATAATAAAAGCTTTGCGTTTTCGGTATTGGTAAATGATAACGTGGCTTATCGAGATAATTTATTTAGTAGGTATTATTCTGAAATAATTAAAAGATACGTTGAACAAAACGTTATGAAACACGAGTTTAAGCTCCCTTTAAACGCACAACAAATCAGAGATTTTAGATTAGAAAATGATATTGTAATAGGTGAGAATAAATTCAGCATTATAGATTCAACTATTGATATAACCACAGGAAAAACAAGTTTAACGCTACTCAATTACTAAGATGGAAGACAAAGAACAACGGATTAAAATTCAGTTTGATACCAATGCTGATGAAACCTCTAAAAAAGTAGATGGGTTAAGCAGCAAACTTGGTAATAATACAAAAGAAACTGATAAGGTATCGGAATCGCAAAAGAAAGCGACAAAATCAAGTAAGGGATTAGGCGGTAGTATTGATGATTTAGGCGGTCCAATTGGCAATGCTATATCAGGTTTTAAGGGCATGATTAAGCAGGCGTGGCTTTTAGTTGCAAATCCTATTGTGGCTACATTTGTTGCAATCGCTGGCGCTTTAGCTTTGGTGTTTAAAGCATTTACAAGTACAAATGATGGTGCTGATAAATTAGATCAGATACTTTCAGGATTAAGTGCTGTTGTTGATGTTTTGCGTGATAGGTTTTTAAAACTTATCTCATTAGATTTCAAAGGTGCATTTTCAGGAGTAGGAGACGAAATAGAAAAGGAGTTTAAAAGTGCATCTAAATTGGCAAAGGCGATACAAGATGTAGAAGATGCCACAAGAAATTTGGGTGTTTCAAGAGCAAAACTAAATAAGGATTTAGCAGCTTCAAAAGAAATAATTACAGATGAAACAGCAAGTTATGCCGACAAAAAGAAAGCAATTGAAGCAGTTAGAATAGCAGAGGGAAAACAAACGGATTCGGAATTAGCAAACGCTAAAAAGAAGTTAAAATCTATATTAGATCAAAATGCTTTATCAGACACAAGCGATGAAGATTTACAAAAAGCAGCCGATGCTCAAAGTGCTTTATATTCTTTAGAGCAGCAACAATCAGACAATAAAAGAGCTTTAAATAAATTAGATAAAAAAGCAGACAATGAAGAAAAGACAAGGATAAAAGAAATAACAGATGCTAAAAAAGCGGCATATAAAGAAAGATTAGAGGCTCAAAAAGAAGCTGCTAAGTTAGCAAAAGATGCTTTAGATAAAGAAAACGAAGCCTACTATAAAAAAGTAATTGAAGATGCGACTAAGGCTCAATTAGAATTAAAGGATATAAATCAAATAGGATTAGATGCTGATAAAATAATAGCCGATGAAAAGGAAAAATTAAGAGCAGAGGAAGTTAATGCGGAGGTAAGGAAAGGGCAATTATTAGCAGAACTAGTACAGCAACAAGCTGATATAGACAAAGCAGCATTAAAACAAAAGCAAGAGAACAAGGATAATATACTAGCCACAGGCGAAGCTTTAATTGCAGGGTTCAACCTTTTAGCTGGTAAAAATAAGAAGATGCAAAAGGCGGCTATTATTGCAGAGTCGGCCGTTTCATTAGGCAAGGTTGGAATGAATATAGCAACAGGTATTTCTGCTGATTCAAAAGCGGGAGCTATTCTATCTATACCGCAAATTGCTAAAACAGTAGCAACGGGCGTGTTTGCCGCAGGTTCAATTATTAAGAATACTTCAACCGCATTAAAGGCTTTGGGCGGAGGTAGTGCTCCAAGTGATGCAGGCGGATCTACACCTAGACCGGGAGGTGGAAGCACAAGTTCAGCAACTCCGCAAGTCTCATTCCAAGCATCAAGAGAAAATCAAATTGCTACTAGCGTATCTAAAAACAACGCAAATCAACCGCCTATCCAAGCATTTGTAGTAGGCAAGCAAGTTACAACACAACAAAGTTTAGATAATAATAAGATTAAATCAAATTCTATATAATGGCAAAAGAAAATCGATTGCTTTGTTATCCTAAAATGTGGATAGTTTTAAAATTAAGAAACGAGGCAAAGAAAAAGGAATGCTCTATGAGTGAGATAATTAGCGAAGCTTTGTTTCAATACTTTAATAAAAAGGCCTAGAGTTTATTTATAACATTTAGGGTTTTCTTCACGCATACTTAAAGCGACTGAATAAGCTTCTTCATAACTTTGATACTCTTGAATAGAAAAGTTGTAATTCCTTTGATTAGACATATCCCAATAATCATATTGGATAGATAATAAAATCTTATCTATTTTTTCTGTTATCATTATTTCGCACTTATCAGGTTTTCTAACATCATTAGTTGCAAGCCAAATGCAATTAAACCTTTTTAACTCTTCTAAATACTCTAATAAAGAATTTGTACTTTCAAAAGTAAACTTTTGAACATCGCCCTTGTAAATTGCTAGATATAATGTTATCATTAGCGGGCATTTTCTAAATTGATAGTTTTGATCCGCTTATAAGAATCTATTGAAACGAATATTAGAGCAACCGTTAAAAGGAAATAAATTAAGTATGCTATTCTGAATTTCATTATTTTAAAGTATCACTACCAAAGTCAATCTTTGATAAATTATCAATAAGTTTTTTCACAAGCGGCTTGCCTAAAATGGTATAACCCGTAACGCCTTTAAATGAATTAAGGTATAGATTAGGACTAAAGTCATAAAGCACTAAACTGTATTCTGTTCTTTTAAAACTAAAATCAACCTTTTCATCTAAAAGAATTTGCTCGTAAATTTTATTTAAGTCTTTGGTAAAGGCTTCTAGTTCATTTTTATCAACAAAGGATATAGCCTTTATATCTGATATTGATGTGTACTTTGCATTTTGAAATATTAAGCTGCAGAAATAGTGAGTTTCGTTTTTATCTAAATCAACATTCTTAGAGTAGGATAAATTTATTGCACCTATCTTTTCTTCTAAAATCTTAGTTTTTTTAGTTTGAGCAAAAGCAGAAAATGAGATTAACAAGAAGAGGGCAATTAATAATTTTTTCATGAGATAAATATAGTTAATTATTATACCATAAAAAAAACCCTGTTATCTTGGGAGGACACAGGGCTTTAAACCAATCATAAAACCAATTATAAACTAGAACTCAAATATAAACAAAAATCCCACATTTAAATAACTTTACGCTTTGTGGCACACATTGTAATAATATCTTTTTATAGTTAAGATATTTACACTAATGAAAAGATACAAAGCTAAATTAAAGAAAGGTACTGAGGTTGATTCGTTCTCACTTGTTTTAGGTGCGGCCGTTGAAACTAAGCTTTCTAAGTTTGCAGAGGAAAACGAAAAACCTGTATTTTTTGCCAATGATGAAAAGCGTATTATCTATTCGGTTGCAATGCGACCAGATAAAGATATTTACCGTAAAAATGTTAACGGTGAACCCGCTTTAGTTTATTTCGATTCAGAGGAAATAGAGAAAATTCAACAATCATACTTTAGGAATAACAATGCCGGCAAGGTTAAAATGAATATTAACCATGCGGATGATAAAGTAGATGGTGTTTATCCTATTGAAAGCTGGATAGTTAACGATCCCGAAATAGACAAATCTAAAACCTTAATGATGGAAGACATCAAAAAAGGTGATTTGGTTATAGGGTACAAAATAGATAACGATCACGTTTGGGAAAACTTTGTAAAGACAGGCGAAGTAGATGGTTTAAGCGTAGAGGCTTTTTTAGATTACGAAATTAATGAACAAATAAATATGAATACAGAAGAAGAAAAAAAATCTTTATTCGCTCAATTTAAGGCATGGTTTGCAGAAGAAGTTCCGGCACCAATTCCAGAAGGCGAAGATGAAAAGCCAGATCCTGCAAAAGAGTGGGAGGATAAGTATAATCTTTTATTAGCTGAAAATGCTGACTTAAAAGAAAAGTTAGCTGGATTGCAAGGCGAAAAAGTAGTTGCCGAAACAGAATTGGAAACTATGAAATCACAGAAGACGCAAGTTGAAAGTGATTTAGCGCATTTCAAAGCGGAAAAAGTAGCAGTTGTTGATTTGCCAAAAGAAAAATCATTTGAGCAAATGACATCATTAGAAAAATTTAGAGCATCAAAATAAAAATAAAAAGACATGGCAATAGCTTATAACAAAGTTGACATTAGAGGCGTAGCAGCCGAGCCGGTTATCGAAGAGATATTATTCGAGAATCAAACAATCGCTAAAGGCTTAGTAACATTTGAAACAGATGTAAAAGCTGAAACAATATTTACTGAAGCAAGTGCAACCGCAACTCTTCAAGAGTTTGTTTGTGGCATTCCAACAAGTGCAGGCGAGTTAAGCGCATTTGATTCAGTAGTAACGCCAAAGAAAGCAATGTTCTACCAAGAATTTTGCCCGGACAATTTGCGTTTCTCACGTTTCAAAAGAGACATGGCACCAGGTGCATGGAATATGATGAGTTCAGAATTTGAGCGTGTTGTTATTGGTGGCATTTATGCTAAGAAAATGGCATTAGCTTTAGAAAAAGAGTTTTGGACTGGAGCTACATCAGCAACACAGATAGCTATTGCAGCATTAGTTGCAGGTGCAGGTCAAGGTGCGATTGGAGCAGCAGAAAAAACAGCAGTAGCAGCCTTAACAGCATCTCAAATTGATGGTATTTTTACCAAAATGTTATACAACGATTCTAACGCTACCAGAACAGCAGGCTTAGGAACACGTATAAAAGTTGCTGGAGTACCGCTTACAGCATTGAATTTAAAAGCTGAATTTGATAAAATTTATACTGTAATACCAGCGGAGGTTTTAGCAGGTAATGAGCAGCCTATCATTTACGCTCCAATGAATCTTAAGCAACTAATCGTAACTGCTAACAATGTTGTTTCAGACTTCAATAAACCATTTACCGTAAACGATGCAAACACAGAGTTTAGGTTCAATGGAATATTGATTGAGTTTGTACCGATTCCGAATAACTCTGTAATTGTTGCTTTAAAATCTCATTTATTTTGGGTTACTGATTTAGCGAGTGATAACAACACAATGAAAATTGATAGAATTGCTGAAAACAGAGAAGACATGTTTATCAAATCTGTTTTATCAATTGGCGCTCACGTAGCTAATCAAAAGTTTAACGTTTTATACGTAGGCTAGTCATTAACAGGGAGGTTAACGCCTCCCTTTAACTAAAATAAATTATGGGATGTGTAACATTATCAGGCTCTAGGAAATTAGCTTGTGTATCAGGTGAAGCCGGGATATTAGCTATATCGATTGGGGATTACGATTCTTTGAACAGAGTAGTAAAAACAGCTACTGGTGTTGTAACTATTTTGCCTACGTATGGATTGACTTCCTTAGCTCGATTAGAAGTAAAATCAACAACTGCAAACTACGTAGAAAACGGAGTAAGCGGAGGCGATAACAGAAGTAAAGGAGTAACTGGAAATTTACCAGTAATCTTCAATGTACCTAAAGGCGATGCCGTTAAAACGGTAACTAAAATTAAGGAGCTATTAAATGGCGAGGTGGTTTTATTTATTGAAAGAAAAGATGGGTCTATAACAGTTGCAGGATCTCAAAACGGAGCAATGGCAATCACAGTTGACGATCAAACAGGCGGAACTATTGGAGATTTAAACGGTTTTACCGTTACTTTTCAAACTATGGAGCCTGATTTCTCAAGAGAATATTTGCTGACTTCAACAGCTTTAACGCAATATGCGGCAGCTTTAAAAGTGGTTGATTAATTTGATTAAATTCTAATGAAAAGCCATGCAAATAGTATGGCTTTTTTTATATTTTTTTTAAAAATGAAGGTACTTTTTTTAGATAATCCATTAAAAATTTCATTAATCCCTAGAAAATATCCATTACCAAACGATGTTTTGACCTTAACTCTACGTAAGGAAATGGATGATACCATTTTAACACCTGTTTTTACTTTTACTGTTGGTCAAAAGTTAGAGTTAACGATCACAACTCAACCTGTACAATTTAAAGTTTTAGACAAATTTGATTTTGAGTTAAAGAATGGTAGTGAGGTTATTTATTTGGGTAAAATACAAATTCTAAAAAGCGGTACTAATACACAAAATTTTGAATATGGCAGCCAAAATCAAAGATTCCAATATTAAAGGTTTGCAAACTTTTGCGTTTGAAGGTAGCGCTGAAAAGTTTTCTGCTTATCAACCTATTGATATTAAACCTAGAAGCGGTATTAGTTGGATTTTAAACGGTGTTAATAATATCAATTTTAAGACTTACAGAGACGCGTATGATGATAGCCCTAGTAATAGCTCAATTATTAACGATTACGTGGCTTACATATACGGAGAGGGATTAATTGATAGTGTGGAGGGTGGCAAATTAGATCAAATCATCCCGAATGTAGATGCTTACTTGATTTGTCAAGACCTTTACATGTACGGAGGTGTGAGCGTTCAAGTTATTTGGAATGAAGAAACTAAAAAGCCTATCATAATTAAACACCTTCCTGTTTACAAATTAGGAGTAAGGTATAATCAACAAACAGTTGAAGTTGAGGGTTATTGGTATTGTTATGATTGGAATGATCGCTATAAATACAAGCCTCAATTTTATCCATCTTTTACAGGCATTTACAAAAAAGGTCAAAACTTAGAAGTTCTATTCATTAGAATGCCAACTCCCGAACCGTTTTTTCCGGTACCATCTTATTTGTCGGGTATTCCATGGGCAAGGGTTGAAGGTGAATTAGGTAACACGGCAATAAACCATTTTAAAAACGGGCTTGCTGATATTACTGTAATCAATTACAATCAAGGAAGACAGGAAACACCAGAAGCTGCAAAAGCAGAAGCTGATAAGGTGCGAAGAATGGCAACAGGTTCTAGCAATGCTAGTAACGTAGTTGTATCTTTTAACGATAGCATTGAGGAAGCGGTAACGGTTGACAGAATAAGCCCTCCAGACTTAAACCAACAAAATGTTTTTTATGCTGAAGAGGCTGAAAGAAAAATTCAAATAGCTCACGGCATGCCGAGTATTTTATTTTCAAATAGCCAAAGTGGAAGCGGATTCTCTAATAATGCCGAAGAATATTCAATGGCTTTAAAAATATTATACAGAAAGAAAATAAATCCTATTCGGATGATTTTAACAAGTGGATTAAAAAAGGTTACTGATATTATTAACCCACAAATTATGCCTTGGTTTAAGGATTTTGAAGCAGAGGACACTTTAGATAATACTGAATAATGATTAAACTTTGGTTAAAAGAGAATGATATACCTGCTTTGACATCATTTGCGGGTAATATTGATAGTGATAGTTTGAAGCCTTTTATTTTTATATCTCAAACAACGGATTTAAAACGTGTTTTAGGGTTGAAATTATACGATAAAATCAATTTGGAATACATTGCAGGCACTTTAACTGGCAATTACAAAATCGTTTTTGATAATTACATCATCGATATGCTTGTTTATTTCAGTTGCTCACATTATATCGCTATGAATAGCAGTAAGGTAAGCAATAACGGCATTGTAAAACCCGAACAATCAACTGATTTAAAAGAAATAGACAGACTTTCTGCAAGGTATAACAGCCTTGCAAACAATGTGATGCTAAGTTTTCAGGAATACATGAAAACGGTAAGCATTACAGAGTATGGCGGTTGTGAAAATAAGGCGAAAACTAACATTATAGGCTGGTACTAATGGCACAGGAAAATTTAAACACATCAACCCCTAATAGCGGATTAGGAGATTTTATTAGAAGTGCTTTTATCAAAGTTCAAAACATGTTTACCGAGCTATACGGCAACGTGGTTTTTAAAGTAGCTGGTAAAGATTTAAGCAAAAACGATTTTACGGACGTTTTAAAAAATAAGTTAGACAATGTTGAAGCTTTTGCACAAGTAAATATTCAATCGGATTTTGCGCAAATTGATAATACTCAAAAAGACTTCATAAAAAACAAACCTACGATTCCAGTATTAGCAAACTACGTTTTAAACGGTGGCTATACAGGTACAGCGCAAGACATTGTTAATTTAAAAGCTAACGATAATCAAGTAGTTCACTTAGCAGGCATAGAAACGATAACAGGAGCTAAAACTTTTAGTGCAGACGTTCAAATACCTGCAATACCTTTAAACGCTACATCAGCAGCATCAGTAAGCTACATTGATAACCTTATAACGGGCATAACATGGAAGGCAGCGACAAGAGTTGCAACAACGGCAAACATTACCTTATCAGGCTTGCAAACCATTGACGCTACAGTTTTAGTTGTAGGTGATAGAGTATTAGTTAAAAATCAAACAACGGCAGTCAACAACGGTATTTATTTAGTTTCAGCGGGTGCATGGTCAAGGGCTTTAGATGCCGATTCAGGAACGGAAATTGAAACGGCAACAGTAGCGGTAACTAGCGGAACGGTTAACGGTGATACACAATGGACTTGCACAGCAACCGCGGTAACAATAGGTACTACTGCAATAACATTTGGTCAAATATCAGGTGCGGGTACTTATACAAATGGTTCAGGTTTATCTTTAACAGGAAATGTTTTTGCGGTAACGCCCGCACAGCCTACAATTACAAGTTTAGGTTCT